CTTAATACAGGCCATCGTTCCAGTATCTACCCCATATCGTGTGCCGGTGTAGTCTGTCCAAGGGGTTACCTTGAGGGAATGTAGGTGGCCAGACACAAAGCTCGTGCCTGACTTCATCGTATTGTTATAGACCGCATGAACTCCGTTGTGCCAGCGGTGTTTAATCATGCAAGTCTGGTTGACCATGATTGACCAGTACCATTTCCAATGCGGAGTGTGGTCAGCAATATCAAAACCCTTGATGCCCTCGTATTGTGGGAGGATGTTAGACAGCTTGCCTGAGAATCTTAAATCGTGATTACCAATCGTAATCATCAATTTGCAACCAGCTGGCCTCACCTTTTCAATGTCTCCGAGTCTATCTTGGATCTCATCTAGCTCTTCTTTGACTGTAGGGCCTTTCTGCCAGCCAATGCGGTGATGCGCTGAGATACTAGCGAAATCCGCAATATCTCCATTGAGAATCACAATCTTTGGTTTCAGATACTTTACAAATTCAACAAAGCCTCGGTGAGCTGTCGTAACGTACTCTGGGTTGTAGTGGCAATCAGAGCCAACTAAGATGACACCATTGTCAATGGTGACGTTAGCTTGCATCTGCTCATCGGGAATGTAAATCTTAGGTTGGCCAGATGGTGACAGAGCCTCTAGAATAATGCCATATTTATTTTCTATTATTCTACGCCTCTTCATAACATTGCGATTGCTAAGACCAATAGCTATGCTCACCTTTTCGGGGGATTGATGTTCTTTCCAAGCCGCAATAAATTCTTCGTCACTACACGCTTTTCGTACCATGACATACCTTATAATGATAAAGTTAGCTTATATTAACTGAAAAGTGTTAAAAATCAATGGCTAAAACAAAAGAAATGTCAAGTAAGCAGATACCGACTACTGGTATTAGCTTAGATTTTTCCAAATCCCCAGAGGTTTATAAGTTCCTAACGAGCAATGCATTCGTGCGTGGGATGATGGGTCCAGTAGGATCGGGCAAGTCCTATGCTTGCGCTGCTGAGGTGTTTATCAGAGCCATTCAGCAAAAGCCCTCCCCTATCGATGGTGTCCGATATACCCGTTTTGTCATTGTACGCAATAGCTACCCCGAACTCAAGACAACCACAATTAAGACGTGGCAAGACCTTTTCCCAGAGAATACCTTTGGGCCAATGCTCTATACCCCACCCATTACCCACCACATCCGACTACCGGCAAGGGATGGAGCTGCGGGTCTTGATTGCGAGGTAATCTTCTTAGCGCTTGACCAACCGAAAGACGTTAGAAAGCTATTATCCCTAGAGCTAACAGGGGCATGGGTTAACGAGGCACGAGAGTTGCCCAAGGCTGTAATTGATGGCCTTACACACCGAGTAGGTAGATACCCTACCAAGCGAGATGGTGGCGCTAGTTGGCATGGCATCTGGATGGATACCAACCCAATGGATGATGACCATTGGTGGTTTAGGATGGCCGAGAAAGAAAAGATGACAGGACCATATGCTTGGAAGTTTTACAAGCAACCTGGCGGGGTTATTGAAGTCGGCAAAGACGATCTGCCCGAAAACCCAGAGGCCAATGACTGCATCTTCTCAGCGGGTAAGTGGTGGCAGCTAAACAAGAAGGCTGAAAACGTAGCCAATCTACCGGCTGGCTACTATCAGCAGATGCTCTTGGGTAAGAATCTAGATTGGATCAGATGCTACGCAGAGGGCAAATATACCTATGTCCAAGAGGGCAAGTCGGTTTGGCCTGAATATGACGATAACATCATGTCTGGAGAGACAATTTTGGACAACTCTGTGCCGATCCAGATTGGTCTTGACTTTGGTTTAACCCCCGCTGCGGTGATTGGGCAGAGGTTGCCTAGCGGTAGGTGGCAAGTAATTGACGAGATTGTTACCTTTGACATGGGATTGGAGCGCTTTGGCCACCAACTCGTGGCTGAAATCAACGCAAAGTACCCAGGAATGCAAGTATTGGTGTGGGGCGATCCAGCCGGTATGGCTAGGGATGCGATCTATGAGGTAACGGCCTTTGACTTTTTAAGGACTCTTGGCCTCAAGGCACAGCCAACCCCATCAAACGATTTCAAGGTTCGCAGAGAATCCGCTGCTGCGCCCATGCAACGTCTTATTAACGGCAAGCCGGGGCTGATGGTTGACAGTAAATGTAAGCTACTACGCAAGTCTCTAGCGGGTGGATACCATTTCAAGCGGGTATCAGTTGGCTCTGGTCAAGAGCGTTTTAGGGATAGCCCAAATAAAAACGAACACTCCCACGTTGGCGATGCCTTTGGATATCTCTTGCTCGGTGGCGGTGAATACAAGCGGATGACTCGCCCAGGGGATGTGTCATCTAAAACATATGTTGCCCAGACTGTGGCCAACAGCGACTTTGATATATTCTCAAGATGAAAGTGACTATACCCTACGAGGTATTAAACGAGGAGATGCATCCCAAGAGAGGGGTGTTTTATCTGCCATTCGTTATTGACCACTTTGACCAGCTCGATACCACTCAGCCAGAGCTGTTGGCTGTGGCTAGGGGCTATGACCTCAGATCCATGATATACAGCCAATCCATGCTTGGCGCAGCGGTTACCGCTTTCTACCGCAATAAACCGATAGCCATATTTGGAGTTGTATTCTTTTGGGGTGGAGTTGGCGAGATGTGGAGCATCTTTGACAATCAGGCTAGAGAACACCCAGCATCCATGCTCAGATGTGGCAGATCCTTTGTAGATATCGCAACACGATATCTCAACTTGCATAGATTGCAAATAACTGTTAGAACTGACGATATTCGGGCAATACGTTATGCGAAAGCATTAAGGTTTGAGACCGAAGCGGTTTTAAAGATGTATGGCCCTGACAAGGTTGATTACTTACTAATGACGAGGTATTAAATGGGTGGACTATTTGGTGGATCTCCAGATACCAGCGGTGCTGAACGAGCAGCTGCTGAGACTAAGGCAGAAAACGAAAGAATTAGGGCGCAAGCTGAAGAAGAAAAGCGACAGCTCGCAGAGCAAAACGCAGCTCGTGCTAAAGCAAGAGTTCGTGGCGGTAGCCGTATGTTGTTATCCGATACACGTTTAACCCCAGAGACAGGCATTCAAACGCTTGGCTCTAACGAAATGAAAGTGAGCTAATCATGGGTGGAGTATTTGGAGGCGGTGGCGGTGGTGGATCTGTAAAAGCTCCTGAGCCAAAGCCAGAGCCAGTAGTTGAGAAACCAACACAGGCACAGGAAGAGGCTGGCGCAAGAATGCGTGGCGCAAGACGTAGAGGCCGTCAACTTCTTTCTGATTCACGTCTAAACCCAGAGATGGGTATGCAAGAAACTTTAGGTGGAGGAAATAGCCTTGGATAATAAAGCGAAGATGCAAAAGAAAGTAGCCAAAGTCATGCGTGAATACAAGGCTGGCGGTCTACATTCTGGTAAGGGTGGCCCAGTTGTCAAATCTCAAAAGCAAGCCGTTGCAATTGCAATGAGCGAGGCTGGAATGGCTAAGAAAAAATGAAAGAAGTCTGGGAAAAAGAAAGACCAAAAGGTTTAGGTAAGCCTGAAAAGTTGTCTCCCATGCAGAAGGCTGCTGCTAAAGCGATGGCAAAGAAGGCGGGCAGACCATATCCAAATCTTGTAGACAACATGAGAGCTGCTAAATAATGGAACAATTTACGAGTGGCAAACGCTGTCCACCAGTTTTGATGGACAAAAGTATGAGTATTGCTAATCATAAAATTTGTATCATTAAAGCAAATCTTGGACCAGCAAATCCAAAAATGCCAGAGGTAATTTTTTGGTTAATGAAGTCTGCTAAATGGAATGTTAGTGAATATGCTGCAAGAGAGATGGTTTGTGGCAACTGCGGTCATTATTGGAAAACAAAATTCATTGATGAGTGCATGAAAAAATATGAACAAGTAACACCACCAGAAGTTGATCCATCTTGGGTTGATACAAATGAGTCTGGCGGGTACTGTGATGAATGGGATATTCCATGTACATCATCTAGAACTTGTGATACATGGGAACCTGGTGGGCCAATTACTGATGCAAAAGGTAAAAATCCATTTGAAAGCATGGATGAGGAACAGGATTAATGGCTATTATTGTCCAGCGGGAGTCTGATAACACCAAATCAATATTTGTTACACCAACGTATATTGATAAGGATGGTAACCAGCTTGTTGCTGGATCAGAGAAGCCATTTGTTATGGCTGATGTTAACCATGTCCGACTACATGAAGGTCGTGCATTTAAAGCATATCGCATTTATCCAGATGCAACAAAACTAGCAAATGGGGCAAGTTGCAATATAGCAATTGCATGGGCTAGTGGTGTATATGCACATTTATTAATAGATGCAAGTTGCGGTGGTAATGCTGAATTGTATATGTATGAAGGTGCAACTGTATCTGGTGGCACATCATTCACAGCAATTAAAAGAAATAAAACAAGCGCAACAACAAGTCAATCAGCAATATTGATTAACCCAACTGTAACAGTAACTGGAACTGAAATTGATGCAGAACTTGTTGCTGGTGGCGCTGGTAAAAAATCTGGCGGTGGTGGATCTAATGCTTTAGAAGTGGTATTAAATCCATTAACAACATATTTATTTAGATTAACTAATGTAAGTGGCGCTGCTCAAATGGCTGAATTATTTTTAGAGTGGTACGAATGACATTAAAAAAATATCAAAACCCAAAGGGTGGCCTTAATGAGGCTGGGCGCAAATACTTTGAGCGCAAAGAAGGTGGCAACCTACAAGCCCCAATTAAGGGTGGAACCAACCCAAGAAGGGTATCTTTTGCTGCTCGCTTTGGTGGGATGGCTGGTCCTTTAGTAGATGAGAAAGGCAGACCAACTCGCTTAAAGAAAGCGTTGCAAGCGTGGGGATTCGGTAGCAAAGAGGCAGCTCGTAACTTTGCAAATAGACACAAAAAGGATTGATATGGCTGAAATGACAGAATTATCCCCAGCTGAAGAAAAATCATTTCTATCTTGGATAAAAGGTACTGAATGGTTTAAAGAGTACGTCAAAGAATATGATGAGGCTCCAGACCTAGATACAGCGGATTACGACTATCGAGCTGCTTGGAAGGCTGGCATTAGACCAGAAAGAGACCCATACGATAAAAATAAATTCCATTGGCCATCATCTGATGAGGGTGGAAAGATGTTGAAATCTGAAAGCCACCCAACAGCATGGAAAGAATATTTCATGCGTGAAACAGGAAAAAATCCTGACGAGGTTGGCATAACAAAAGCAGATTACGAGAGGCTTGAAAAAGCTGGAAGATTAAGAGGTAGAACAATGTTAATGGATTCGGAGATTGAATAATGGCTGAAATGATGAGATTAAAACCCGAAGACATCCTCAAGCGCCACGATATTGCGCTGCGTAAGAAAGAGGATTTTAGAGACCTATACGATGAGGCATACGAGTTTGCTCTGCCACAACGTAATCTCTATGACGGCTATTACGAAGGTAAGGTTGGCGGTGCTAAGAAGATGAATCGTGTGTTTGATGCAACCGCTATTAATTCGACTCAGCGCTTTGCCAACCGCCTACAGTCAGGAATATTCCCGCCACAGCGTAAATGGTGCAGATTAGAAACTGGCCCAGATATTCCAGAAGACCGCAAGGCAGA